GTCTGTGGCGTACCCTCTATCAGTGCCCTTATGATGGCAGAATTTAGGTGCTCGCTTCATGCGTCGACTCCGGTGATGTTTTGCCCTGCTGCGGAAATCGCCTCAGAACGTGTAACATCATAGGGCATCGAGACCTTTTCCGTCAATGACGGAATTTTAAAATTCTAAATTCGCCGTAAGTCTAGTCGGGGATACAGGATTTGAACCTGCGACCTCTTCCACCCCAATCGACCTATCTGATCAGTTTAAATCATCGATGCTGAAAGCGTATTACGCAGGCTTTATAAAGTGTTTTCTATTAAATTATTTACGCATATTTATGCAGGATTACGCGTATTTTAAAAAGCATTTCCGTCAGATTTCCGTCAGGGTTTTGACTCCTCAAACCATAAGAAAACCCTCCTCATGAGGTAGCCTCGCACTAGTGATGCGAGCGTAAAAACTATGCTCATGACGAGGTTTTGGGAGGTGGTAGTTTCGATCGACATGGCAGAGAAAAGCGAAATCTGGAGCACTAGGGAAAGAATAAATCCCGCTGCCGTGTTCGCCGCTGACTCTACAAGAGACATGGATCGAGACTGCTTATTCATCCTCGATCAGCTCCGGGGTCGAAAAGATAACACTCGGCCCATTGTGCCAGCCACCATTTTTGCTGCGAGTCGGTGTGATCGTGTCGAGCTCCTTCGGTATCACGCAGTCGTGCTCATGATAGAGGGTCTCGAAGCGAGCATGGCGAGCGATCATGACTTGAATCTTTTCCTCTGTGCCTGGGCGAGCCATAGTCGGGGTCAGCGGTGGCACTCTCATAGAGTCTCGCCTGTCTTCCTCTTCAGCAATCACGCATCCTAGAGACGACTTCAGAAAGGGTGTGCCTGCTCCTCTCTTTCGATAGCAGGTGAAGCAGAGCTGCCTCGCCTCGTGAGGTTTCCGCTCCCCGCATGAGATGCAGGTGATGAGCCTGCGCGGAATTCGATCATAGCATTTTATGCAGAGACCTTTTGCTCGATGTGGTTTAATGTTCCCGCATCCTGCGCAGGTAATTTCAGCCATCGTTTTTATCTCTCGCCCTGGGGATTTCATAAGGATCAGTTCCACGACCGCGCCGAATCTTTTTTAACTTCACCTGAAAGCGGGGGTCGCTCAAGTCAACGAAGTTATCATCGAGGTTCTCGAAGCATTTCCGAGAGCTGCCGTGTCTCGCGTATTCGATCACGAACTGCTGAACGAGGAGAGGCATCAGACTATTGACGTAGTCCGAATCGACCCCAAAGGTGACGACAAGACGACGCAGCATGAGCGTGCGCAGATCCTCGGGGTCTGATGCTTTTGCTCCATTGTCTCGATCGGTGTAAATCTGCTCGAGGTGTCGTAACCAGGGATCATCGTCGACCATCGTTTCTCCCTAGAGAGCGAGACTCCCGAGAAGCCACATTAGGAGCTTAGCCAATTTTAAAAATGGCCTGTCAGCATAGCAGTGGCACGAGCCGAAAAGGGTGAGCCATACGCACCACCCCACGAGCGCACCAGTAATGATCTGATGGATGCTCATTTTGCCTTTAGTTCGAATCGTGATTTAATGTAAGCCATCGCAGTCGATCCCGAGATCGCAAGCGAGAATGCGGCAGTCACCATCGTCGTGAGCGAATCGGTGAGCGTTGCGCTTTCGGTGTGATTAATAAGCCCGAGAACTACTGTGAGCGAAACTGCCTGAACGACGAGCGTCGTCCAGAATTCTGAAGTCTTCCATCCTGCTTTTAATCCGTCCATGTTAGCCTCCTATTATTCGTTTATCATCTCTTAGGATTTCCATAAATAAAGCGCTGTGTAAAAACTTTTCTCTAAGCCTTTTTCTTTCTTGGCTTTACAGTTTTTCGCTTTAAAGTTTCTACTTCCACCTCTGGAGCTTTCGCTGCAAACATCGCTCCCCATGCTCTGACTAGAGATGCTAGGACAGGGAAACCTGCGACGGTCAGACCACCAGCGATAAGCATCACAAGCAGTGCGATCGTGCTGTTTCCATTGCCGGGGAGCGACGGCGTCGGCAGGATTGGCGCAGGCTTTCGAAGGTCGGCATCGCGTTTCGGGTCGTAGTCTGGGCGAACTTTTCGCAGTGCGTCAGCAAGAGCTTTCGCTCCTCCATCGTAATCGCCCTGAGAGTGAAGAACTTTCCCTGCGCCCCGTGAATCTGGGCCACCCTGCACGATAATGCGAGGAGATCCCGGAAGAAGGCCGATATCTTTCACGGCCCATGAATCGGGCCTGTAAGACTGAACTAGCATCGTTTCTGCGAAAGCTTTGAGAGCGGGATCGCTTTCAAGATCCTTCATGACAGATGAGCACTCTGAAGCTGTGCCGATCACAGTGAGCCGGAGCTTCTCCCTGTCGTCGATGAGATCTTTCCCAGTTCCCTCGATCGCTGAATATGCCTGCTTCCGTGTGACCTCTCGACCACCGAGCCAGAACTTTTCGACTCCTGAATCAATGCGCGATCGATCGAGCCCGAAGTTCTGTTCCTTCTGCTCGATCATCTTCATGAGGTGAGTCTCAGGAGGTGCGATCGGTGCAAGCTCCTGGTCTGCTCCCCAGTTCCCATCGGGCAAAAGCTCTCGATAGCACTGACGAGCTTTAATCCAGACTCCGCGCTGAACTGCTCCGCTGTAAAGGGCGACTTGATCCGCATCGATGGCTCGCCACTCGTAAGGCACTGCGACCGCAGCGCACCCGAGTGAGCCCCATTTCTGACCATACGCTTTAAGTGGTTCCGTGTCATTCGTTGGCAGCGGAGGAGGAGGAGGAGCGAGAAGCACTACTGCCCAGCCACCACCTCCAGAGATCCATCGTCTTTTAAATTCTGCGGGAGACATCCACTCATATTTATTTTCACCAGGGAAATTATTATCGAGAATCGCTGCCCATTTTTCTGTCAGGTGCGCTGCGTTAACCATGTGAGCAATCTTTCCCGCATACCTCGGAGAGTAACCATAAGTAACCGATGGCATTCTGCCAGTGGTAAGAGCGAGTTTAATGAGCGAAGGATCGCTGCCCTCATATTGAAGGTACTGTGCTCCGTCGCAGTATTTTGAAAGCATCTTCTCGACCTTTGATGGATAGCCGCCACCCTGCTCTCGCGTCATCTTCTGCTGTAGTCCGAGGATCGAATCGACGTTCTGCCATCGTCCTGCGTGCTCGATCGATGTGAAGACGCAGAGGCCAGCGCCGTCTCTTCCTCCGGTGTTTCTCATCTGCTGCGATCCGGGAAGATCGATCTGGATCTCTTCTGACCCATCGGGAGAAGTGCGCCCACCCTCGACGGAGCTCGCCTCGATCTGAGAAAATAACAGGAGGTAAAGGAAGAGGTTCATCATGGGCCTTTCGGGTTAAGCCTGGGCGTCAAAGTGTTGTTTAAGTAGTCGCTTAAGCTGCTTGATTTTCACTTCCACTTCACTGCCTTCAGGAAAGAAGTCGGCATCATTTACCACCTTTTTTTTATTGCGATTGATGAAGGTCACATTAAAGCCTGTGATGTTTTCACTGGTTGTCGTTTCGCTGATTAGTATTTCCATGATCGTTCCTAAGTTTTAATGATGTAATTAAGGACAACAACAGGAGGAATCGTGTTGTGTCGGCTACCGCTTCCTGCTGCCACATTGTTTATTGATGGTGAAAAGGAATGCTGGTGATCTGCTGCAGTTGATAAAGTTAATCCAGCTCCTGCCGATCCTTGCCATACCGTACCAGGGTAAGGGTCGTACCGATCACCACCAGATCCACGGTAGGTCATAACTTCTCTAGACAATGTATGCGTATGACTACCTGCACTAGAGGTATTACCACCTGAGACTGTGTTAGCGTGTGTATGACTGGCTAGTTCTGCCGTTGTTAAAAGATGCGTTTCTTCCCCTAGCCACTGCCCCCTAGTCCTAGCTGTTTGTGCGGTTCCACTTGGTGCCCCTGTGCCTGATGCGTTCTGCCCTGTGCCAGTACCAGCACCCATCGGGAGCCTGCCCCTGAGGTCTGGCAAATTAAAACTAAGTGCGCCTGCCCCTGTGTAGGCAGATCCACCATAGGTGTTAGAAATGACTGCATGAAGTGCTAGGTAGGTTGAACTGCTTACACTACTGCCATCACATAAAAGATACCCAGTAGGTGCTGTTGCGCCTGCATATGGCATGAGTGCGCCAGTTGGTAGAGTCGTTCCTGACGAGACTGTTCCCCACGAGGTATCTGTTCCGTTCGTCGTTAAATATTTCCCGCTGTTGCTCGTCTGAGATGGAAGAATCGCATTCGCTGCTGCGTTCGCAGATGTCGCTCCAGTTCCTCCGGAGGCGACGGCGAGCGTTCCGGTGTGATCGCTGCGTGATAAAGATGAGACTAAAACATTTGCGTTCCCGGCAGCGTTCCCGATCCATATTTTCCCATCAGTCGCATTAATGCCGATCTCTCCACTTGTAAGCGATGGAGTGTTCGTCGTTGTGTAACTGCGTTTTGGCTTAATCGGATTAGCCACTAAAACGTACCCCCATCGACGGTGCTGCTTGAGGAAAGATAATCAGTTCCCGCAGTCGCTGCGGTGAGAGATGAACCAGACTTTTTAAAGATCGCTCCGTCGCTCGCTGCGGAAAGATCGCCACCAGTACCACCTTTCGAAAGCCCGATCGCCGTGGCGCTCCATGTTCCCGTGGTCACTGTGCCGAGGGTCGTGATAGAAGACTGCCCCACCCACGTCGACTTGATCGTCAGGTTTCCTGATCCATCGGTCGTGATACTGGTTCCATCAGTTCCGACATTCAGAGTCGTTCCCGAAAAGCTCAGCGCAGTTCCTGCGGTGATTGCTCCGGAGGAAGAAAACATCGTGAAAGTTAAAGACGTCGAGCCTAGGGTGATCGGGTTCGCTGTCGTTAAAACGTAACCTCGACCGCCGTTCGTCGTTCCCTCTTCTACGAAAGTAAAAGATCCCGAATTAAACTCGGTGCTGGTGTCGCTGTCGGAGCTCCGCGTCCATGATCCTGCTGCGACGTCATATATGCCGTTATTTGCTCCGGTCGTTTGATTCTTAACTAGAACTCGATCGCCTGCAATAACTGCGACGCCGTCGATCGTCTGCGTTCCTGAGAGCGTAATATTAGCAGTCGTAGAAACTCGGCAGGAGGCTTTGACATCGAGGCCGCTTCGAGCTGCGTCGACGTAAGCTTTTGTTGCTGCGTCCTGCGCGGAGGTCGGGTCGGAAAGATTCGTAATTTTGTTAGAGTTCATTGACACAGCAGAAGTCGGAACTGCGAACTCATCGAGCCTCTTTCCGGTCACATAACTGCTGATTCCAGTTCCAGAGACGGAACCAGTGAGAACGACCGCGCTCGTGAAAGTGTTCGTCGTTCCGCTCCAAGTCTGCGTTCCTGTGAGCGATCCTGTCATCCCTGGGCCGAATGCTGCGACCACACTCGAAGCCACTCCTGAGCCTGCATCGCCGTACCCATAATAAGCAGTCCATGCGGTTGAACCGCCCACCTCATTTATTGCGATTTCTCCATTCGATAACGAGGCAGGAGCTCCGGAAGATCCCGAGGATGCTCGTCGCTTTAATCTGATAGTATTCGCCATGATTTAAATTTCCTTAAAAGTTTCCACCATCGATCTGATTCGTGTTAGTCCAGGTCGAAAGACCGCTTGAGAATTTTAATAAGTCGCCATCCGCAGGGCTTATCGTGAGGACATCCGTCAGGTCGTCGAGATAGGCAGGAGCTCCTCCGGGGTCGCCCTTCGCTCCCGGTTCTCCCTGTTTTCCGGTAAATCCGCGACCATCAAAAACAGTAATCGTCGAGCTCGTTTCAGCGATCTCGATCACTGGTGTCGTGTCATTAATCGTCACCGCTGCGGATGGGTTCGAAATCGTGATCGTGTTTGCGACTTGCGAAACTGTGACAAGACCAGTATCGTCGGTGACTACTAATAAATCAGGCACGCGTTACCTCCGCTTTCACTGTGAAACTACCTTCGATGAGTCTGATCACCACCCCATCGTTATAGAGCTCGAGGTCGTAAACATATTTCCCCGGAGTCATCGCCTCCATCGTGCTCGCATCGACATCGATGTCGATCGTTCCAGCAGCTCCTCCGAGCGTGATTCTGCCGTTCTCAGTGGTAGCTGTGAGCAGAACTGTCGCACTAGCTGCGGTCGGTCGCACTTGCATCGCCGCTGTGTAGCCTGTGAGATCCGTTGCGACATCATTAGAGTCGGTGTAAAGGATAGTGCGCTGGAGGGTTGCGCCCTGTTCCGCGAGGAAATTGTATAAGCCTGCTGGCATCTCATGACCTCCCAAAAAAAGAATATTATCGAGAGTAACTCTGTTCCGTTCTGATGGCAAATCGCTCGCACTTACGCGTAATTAGGCGTATGGCCCCACCCTGCCACGGTGAAAGACTCATCAAGGGTAATGCCGTAACGATCTGCAATCTTTTGATACTCTTCACGGGGTGCGGAGCAATGCCAGACGATACCCGGATCACGCACCGTGCGCCGTTCTTGGAACAGGTCCCACCTATGAAAGTCGGTCTCGATCATCTGCATCGCCTGCATCACCACCGATTCTGCTGCGATCCTCTGCGTAGGGCGTGGCCTCATATGGAGCAGCGCATCTTGCCTATGCCATTTGTTGACATCGAATAGGATCGCCTCGGTGCGCAGCGGTAGTCGGTGCGGGCCCTCGAAACAGGACTGGCACCCGGTCGCAAACCCGCTCGCTAAAAGCTTCTCTGCGCTATCATCGAGCCAGCAAGGAATGTCGATAAGAAGCCTCTGCGATAGCTTACACACCACA